CTGGTATCTTTAGAGAAGGTCAAAAAATTCTTAGTAACTCAGCAAAAAGTCTAACTAAAGTTAATGGTTATTATCGTATGATAAATGGTGAGTTTTTTGGTACAAATAATGTTTATGACGCTTTAACTAGTTTAGTAGTTGATACTCCTGAATCAACTTTAAGCATACTTAAGGAGTTAGATAAAAGAAGATTAAAATAAAAAAAAATAAAATGGCAATAAAACAATCAACAAGATATGAGACAACTAATGGTACGTTGTATACTAGTGAAAAAGACGCTCAAAGAGCTCAAGACGCATTAAATAAGACAGATAGAAAGAATTTTAGGTTAAAAACATGGAAAGATTTTGTAAATCAACAACTAGAAAAAGGTTCAGAGGAAGTACAAAAATTATATGGAAATCTAACAAGGGGTAATTATGGCGTTGCTCAATCCCAAGGTATTTTTGAAAGGTTATGGTTAGGTACTATTACAGATGTTAAAGATAATCAAAGAGAAGCGTATGGTGAAATGTTAACCACTATTATAGATGGAGATGAAGCACATATTAAAGCTGATGGTGTCTATGACCTTACTATTGGTCTAGGTGCTAAAGCACTTATGACAAGAAGTAAAGAACAACCATATAGTATTAGTGCTAGTTATGGAGATATGGAGACTTATACTCTTGAAGCATCTCCTGGTGGATTTAGAATGACTAATAGTAAGGGAGCTATTGGGACTTCCACATTTATAAATAATAGGTGGACTGTTGTCTTTAAAGAAGTTACACATGTTGTAACATGGCAAGCAGCAATGGGGAAATAACCCCAAAATAATTATAATGTAATTATTAAAATTAAATGGGATTTAATAAAATCCCATTTTTTTTGCGATATACTTAATATTTATAAATAAAGAATTTTATTATGAAAAAATATAATTACGATAACGCTTTAACCAAACTACATGAATCTCTAGAACTTATTGAAGATAAAGATAGAATAGACGAAGGGGCTTGGGAAAGTATTAAATATGGGCTTTCTAAATTAGGTAGGTATAAAGCTGGTGGTAAAATATTAGGTAAAAATAAAACTACCAAAGCAGCACAAGAAAAAATTAGAACAATATTAAACAAAGAATCTAATAAGTTACTTAGAGCTTTGGATAACGAAGTTAAAAAAGTTTCACCAGAATTCCCCAACGATAAAAAAAGGATAACTTTCTTAAAGGGTATTATAACTATGGGTGCTTTTTATGATTCAATAGTTGAAGCAGCTAAAAAGAAACCAGATAGTGAAGGTTATCTACCTGTTGATGCGGCAAATGAAATAATAGGTGATTTAAGAGAAATTGTTAAAAAATATTTAGATGTAGATTTAGCCGGTGTTTATACTACTATGGAATCTAAAGAGGGTGAAGAAAATATTTTAACCGAAGAAGAAACAGAATTATTAAAGTGGGATGTTTTAACAGAAGAAGAAGTTCAAATGTTAGATGAAAAAAACTTCTTAAAAAGAGCCGCTGGAGCTGTAGGAAAAGGTATTGGTAAAATTGGTAAGGGTATCACAAAGGCTAAAGACAAAGTAATGGATAAAGCTTTTGGGGCTAAAAAAGGTTCCGACAAACCATCTAGAGGTGGTTCAGGACAGTCCGCTAAAATACAGAAAACTTCTGGTAGTGGTGAGTTTGAATCGGATAGAATGGGTAAAAAAGGTTTGGCTAGTAATAGATTACCTATCATCCTTAATATGGTTGGCGGTGCTATGGGAGCTTATTCTTGGTTAGCCAATACGGAATGGTTTAAAAGTTTATTTCAAGAAAATATTTCATATACAGATACAGAACAGGTTAGGGAGGTTGTTGAAACCAAGAGTGAGGTTTTAACCGCTGTTAAACCTGGTGACGGTGTTTATAAGTTATTAAATACAACCACAGGTATTCCTGTAGACGCTAACTCTACACCACAGGGATTTATTACACAGTTAGAACAAATAGGTGGTGGTGACGCCCATAAAGGTATTGATTTACTTTGTGAAAAAGGTGGTGTCATGATGAGACCTTCCGATGCTGCTAAAGGTTTACACGCTTTAGTAGATAATCCGCAAAGTGTTGATAATATGGGTGAGTTTTTTAAAGCTGGTGCTTCTGGTACTGGTAAACTAGTTGACCCTGATTCAGGTTTAGATACTACCTTATATGGTGTAAAAGCAGGTACTTCTCTTAGGAGTATTATGATAAAGAGTGTACCAACCTTAGTAACTAAGTACGTAACTAAAACAGCGGTTAAAACAGGGGCAGCTTATTATACAGCAAAAGGTCTAGGTAAGGTTCTTGGTCCTGTAGGTTTAGCTTTAGTTTTACTTGGAGCTACTGTTAAAGTATTAAGAGAAAAAGGTCAAAGACAATCTAGAGCAAAAACTTTAGATGATTTATTACAATCATTAAGGGATATCGAACCAACCGAAAAAAACCCACCAGCAATAGACGAACCTGAAGGTGAAGAACCTGAAGTTACAGGTACGGAAGACCCAAAACCAACGTCACCAGATATTCCAGCAGATTTTTTAAAAGGTAATAGGAATATGCAGTTAGTTTATTTGTCTCAAAATTTCTTACCTGGTGGTAAGAGTTTGTGGGATGGACTTAACTTAAAAGAAGGTACTGTTTTACCTTCTGGATTCTTTGATGCGGCTTTAGGTCAAGGAAAAGTAGACCAAGAGAAATATTTAACCGCTTTTTATAAACATTTAGAAAAGAAAGAATCCTTCACTAAAAAACTTAATGTTGGTGCTTGGATGGCTAAAGTACAGAGTAATAAAAACCAAGGTTTGATAAAGTGGGTAAGAAACACAAGAAAGGGTATTGGTTCTTTCTTTAGTAAACTTAAAAAAGGTTTCCCGGAAGACTTTGCTATTGGTGAAAGACAAAAAGCTAAAGTATCAAGACCAGGTGAAAGAGGTAAAGCTATGGGATTAGCCGGCGAGTCTCTAAATGGTCGTTACGATTTAATAACTGAATTAAGTTTAGGTAACTCAGCTAGTCAGGCAGGTTTTGATGAGAAGTTGTTAATGAAAAATTTACCACAATTTATGGCTATGTTATCAATGATGTATTATGGGGCTAAAGGTAAAAAATTACCTTACAATAAAGAAGCTGTTCTAGCTTTTTGTGGTAAGTATGGCTGTAAAGGTGGTACTAGTAAAAAGTACAAACAAACTAAGTCAGACGATTACCAATTCGTTGAGGGTGAAGAAATATTGGGTGAAGAAATAATAAGAATTAGACAATTAATGAAATAAAATAAAATTGTCGCATATTTATAATTAAAGATAATAAAACTAAAACAAAAACAATAGATTATGGCAGATTTGTTAATGAGAATGCCTGTTCCCTACGAGCCAAAGAAGAAGAATAGGTTTATATTTAGATTCCCAACACCTTTGGGTATTCAGGAATGGTTCGTATCAAGTGGAGCAAGACCTACTTACACAATGGAAGAAACTGAAATTCAATTTTTAAATACTTCAACTTTTGTGGCAGGTAGATTTACGTGGGAGACAATAGATGTCACTTTTAGAGACCCTATCGGTCCATCAGCAACTCAAGCACTTATGGAGTGGATTCGTTTACATTCTGAATCAGTTACAGGTAGACAAGGTTACGCTGCTGGTTATAAGAAAGATGTTGAACTAGAGATGTTGGACCCAACAGGAGTTGTAATTGAGAAATGGATATTACAAGGAACTATGGTAACTTCAGCAAACTTCGGAGATTTAGATTACTCATCTTCAGATATCGCTGACATTTCAACAACACTTAGATTTGATAGAGCAATCTCAGTATTTTAATCTTAGATATATTATAATAAAAAGGGACCTATTAGGTCCCTTTTTTTTTACCAATCAAATTCTATGTCATAACTTTGGTCACCGTACTTTTGTATTGAGTACCCCCCGTTAAAGTCTTCATAGTCCCATAGGTCTTCAAATTCACCTACCTTATAGTCATTACTAACATCTATAATGTCTTTTTCATCACCATCACCGTAAGTAAAATCATCACCATCATCTTCATTGTAATAAAGGTCATCATCCTCATCAGTTTCATTCAAGACATCTTTACTTTGGGAACCGTAACTACCAAACATAGATGTTATTAAATCTTTTTCTTTCTTTTCAGGTCTTTCGTAAAAGTTTTCACCTAACATTTCATGTAGTTTTAAACCTAATTCAAAAGCGTTTTGGACTTCTTCAACAACAACATATTCATTATCTGTGTGATATCTATGGTATCCAGCTGCCAAGTTAAGACAAGAGAACCCAAACTTCTCCATTAATGGCCAAATATCAGTATAAGGATGTCTAGCCCAATCAGTAATTCCGTGTTCCAAAATTAAAGGACTAACCTTTTTACCAAATTCGGTTGATTTACCAAATAAATCTTTACCCATTAAAGACATACTCATTGAATCACCTTTAGGTGAGTCATACTGAATAGCGTAACCTACATTCTTAAAAAATTCAGGGTCAGCTTGTCTTGAACCTACACAACCTATCTCTTCCGAGACAAATAGAGCAATCTTAACATTATCTAGTTTATCTAACATCTCTAGACAAAGAAAAACACCACACTTATCATCACCACCAATGCCTGAAGGCTTATAAGTATTTGAGTCAATACCCGTTAATATAGTTTGGTTGTTCTCTTCTAACTGGACAACTTTAAGATTTAGATTTACAGAGTGAACTGTATCAGTGTGAGCCACAAAACAAGGAAAGTTTTCTGATTGACCTTTGGTAACATAAATGTTATTCATAAAGTCTTTTTTGTACTCATACCCTTTCTCCAATAAAACCCTTTCCAAGTATTCTATCATCAAGTCTTCTTGTCTTGAGTGTGTCGGTACTGATAATACCTCTTTTAATCTCTGTAATTTTCTATCTTCCATATCTTTTCAATTGTTATACAACAAATATAAGGATTTATTTTCGGTTGGCAAAATTAATTACTAAAAAAAAATAAATTAAAGTATTTATTTGCAGTAAATAATAAACTTTACTTTGTCCTTAAAAGGATTAAGATTAGTTTAAATAATAAAACAATATTAAAAAAAAAGTTTTAAAATGTCAAATCAAACAGAACAAAAAAATAATGAATTTCATTTTGAGGTACCTTTCGATGTTTTGCCTTTACCTTCTAAGGGTTTATTATACCCAGGTAAAAGTGATTCTATTAAGGTAGAATATATGACAGCCGCAGATGAAAACATACTAACTTCACCTAACTTAATTAAAAGTGGTAAAGTTTTAGATGTACTAATAGAAAGGAAAGTTAAAGAATCTCCAATACCAGTAGACGATATGTTGGTCGGTGATAGAAA